TCATGCGGCGGCCACGTCCAGGTTGATGGGCGTGTACTCGCCCGTGGCGTCGTCGCGCTCGTAGAAGCGGATGTAGGGCTTGGTGCTCGCGATCTTCATGCTGTCGCCGATCGCCTTCATGGCCTGCTGCCACTTCTCGTCGGCGATGTCGTGGCGGCGCAGGCCGAGCACGCGCGCGGTGCTGATCTTTCCCTGCTGGTCGACCTGGAACGCGTCGTTCACCAGCACCTTGATGTTGGCGTTGCTGCCCCTGCTCCAGCCCTGGATGCACTCGTCGATCAGCGCCTTGGCGGCCTGCAGGCGCTCGTCGAAGACCACGGTGTCCTGCATGCGGCGCTCGACCTTGTGCTTGCCGTCGAAGCTCAGCAGCGTGACGTTGCCCTTCTTGCCGCCCTTCTTCACGTCGTAGGCGGCCAGGCTGCGCTCGATGAACTCGTGCACCGCATTCATGGCCGACAGCTTGAACCCGATCAGCGCCGCGCTCTGCCGGCGCGCCTGCTCGCAGAGTTCGCTGACCACGGCGTGGCGGTCCTTGTCGATCGGCTTGATCTTCGACACCGGGATCAGTGCGTCGTTGGCGTCTTTCCAGTAACCCGGGTGGTGTGCGATGGCTTCTTGCATGGAATGTCCTCTCAGGAGTTGACGTTGTCGTTGGCGTTGTTGTGGTCCGAAGGTGCTGGCGCGGCGCCGCTCATCGCGATGTGCCCCAGTAGCCGGAGCGCTGGCCCAGCAGCAGGCTCGGAATGCGGGCGAAGTCCATCGCGCCGGGCCGCACGACCGTGGCGGCTTCGGGCGCGTAGACGCTGCTGTCGAGCCGCAGCACGCGGCGCGCCGCCGCGATGCGGCCGGCCAGCGGTGCCGGGCCCTGCTTCCAGCACGCACGGCCGCCGACCGCCACGCTGTGCACGTGGCCGCCGTCCTCCAGCCGGGCCAGCTGCTGCCGCAGGGCCGTGCTGCCGGGCTCGGGCCGGTAGCCCGCGACGCGCTGGGCCAGCATGCGTTCGAGTTCCTTGGCCGAGGCCGCCTCGTGCGTTTCGAGGTGCGAGGCCACGGCGCGGCGGACCTCGCCGGCCAGTGCGTGATCGGGGGTCGTGCTCATGCGCCGGCCTCCTCGTGGGCCGCGGGCGCGCCGAAGGTGTCGAGCACACGGCGCGCGATGCGGTCGGTGCGGGCCTTGCCCGCGCCGTACTTGCCACTGGCGTTGAGCACCTGGCTCACCGCGGCGGGGCTCAGGCGCAGCTGCGCGGCGACCTCGGAACGCAGGCGCTGCGCACAGGCCGCCTGCAGCAAGGCGAACCAGGGCTCGCTCATGTAGGCGGGGGGCACGCCGGTCATCGGGCTTCTCCTCGCGGCGCCGGCGGCGTGGCGCCGATGTCGCGCAGCAGCGCATAGCGCTTCATGCCGTCGACGCGGCGCGCATCGACGCGCACCGCCTGCGGGCATTGCCGCGACCAGGACAGCAGCAGTGCGCCGGCCTGGCGGCGGCCCAGCGCCATGCCGTTTTCATCGCCGGCGTGCGTATCGGCCAGCAACGCGGCGGCCTCGTCGGCCGTCAGCGCGCGGCGAATGCGCAGCAGGTTCCACAGGCGGGTGGCGAACGGATCCGCGTTGCACACCACCGCGTCGGGCGCGGCCGTGGGAACGGGCGGCTCGCCCTGTGCCGCTTCGGCGCGGCGCTCCGACAGCGCCATCAGCGCCTTGGCGACGAACCATTCGGACATCGTGTTTTCCATCAGGCACCTCCCGCCGGGCGCGCTTGGCCCCTGGATTCGACAAAGCCTTTTTTCACCGTACATTCCTCCTCGCTTGTGGCACTGCTCAGTTCACTGGCACGCCCGGTGACGGCTGCAACCGCCATCGGGCACTCTTCGACACTTTTCTTTTCCACCGGCCCGCGACGCGCCAGGCCGTTCGGATTGCGCGTCAGCGCGATGCCCCTGTTGCGCGGCCGCTGGTAGCGGCCCGGCCAGATGGCTTCGGGGGCAAGCCCCAATGCACGCGCCACGATGTGCTCCGCCGCAACCCACGGTCGGTGCAGAACCTCGTTGATATGCGCGTATCCGTGTTGTTTTGCCAACTTGGACAGGTTGGTTCCCCTCATTTCCAGTGCTGCTTTAACCTGGGCGGGGTGCCAATCCATCGAAATATCTCGTTTCGTGTCGATGGAATTGATTATGCACACAAATCAGGTTTTCACAATCAAGAAGAACATGAAAACGAATATTTACTTTGCCTTCGACACGATGTGGGTTGTAAAAAGACCTCGTGGTGTCTAGGATGTGCGCGTTCGCACAAATCAAAGTTATCGTGACGCCGCAAATCAACACCCCACCCGACGATGACCATGTGAAGACCCGCGTCGGCGAACTGGCGCTCGCGCAAGGCGCGCGGCTGCGCGACCTGCGCAAGCAGAAGGGGCTCACCATCGACGACCTCGCGCAGCGCAGCGGGCTTCACTTCAATACGGTGGGCCGCATCGAGCGGGGCGTCAGCGACGCCAGCCTCGAGCAGCTCTATGTGATGTCGCTGGCGCTCGGCGTCGATCCGTCGGAGCTCAACCCCTTCCAGCCGGCCCAGCCGCCGAACCAGCTGTCGAGCGGGCTGGACGACGAGGTCTTCGTGCTGGTCGAGCTGCTCGACGTGCGCGTGAGCGCGGGCAACGGCGCCGTCAACACCTCGCAGGAACACATGGGCCGCTTCGCGTTCAGCCGTTCATGGATGGCGCGCAAGGGCGTGAAGCCGGCGCACGCGCGCATCGTTCATGCGCGCGGCGACTCGATGGCCGACAAGATCAACAACGGCGACATCCTGCTGGTCGACACCGCCACCAAGTCGCTCGACCAGGACGGCGTGTACGTCATCCAGCTCGACGGCCACGACTACGTGAAGGTGCTGCAGCGCGACTTCTCCACCGGCGGGCTGCAGATCATCAGCTACAACCCCGCGTACAAGCCGCAGGTGCTGAGCGCCGAGCAGGCCGCGGAGCTTCACATCAGCGGCCGCGTCGTCTGGCACGGCGGCGAGATCTGACGCGGCGCAACAAGCGCAACAAGCACCGCAACCCAGGGAGCCGCGCTTCCTGAACAAGGGGCCGGCTCATGTCGGCCTCAGTCGTTCGACCCCTTCGCCCGACCATTCGGGACATGGGCAACGACATCTCTCGAACCTCCTTCTTCCAGCGGCCGCGGCGCAGCGCGCGTGAGCGCGGCGAAGCGCCCCGGCAGCTGCTGGCCGTGCTCGCGCTCAGCGCGGCGGGGCTGATCGGCATCGTCGCGCGCGAGGGCTACAGCGACAAGGCCTACCCCGATCCCGTGCACGGCACGGCGGTGCCGACCATCGGCTTCGGCACCACCGGCGGCGTGCGCATGGGCGACACCACCACGCCCGTGCCCGCGCTGCAGCGCGCGTGGCGCGACGTGCAGACCTACGAGAGCGCGCTCAAGCAATGCGTGAAGGTGCCGCTGCACCCGTACGAGTACGACGCGTACGTGAGCCTGGCCTACAACATCGGCGCCTTCAACTTCTGCACCGGCGGACAGAAAGGCCGCACGTCCACGCTCGTGCAGCGCCTGAACGCAGGCGACTACACGGGCGCCTGCGACGCCATCCTCGGCTGGAAGTACGTCGGCAAGACCGACTGCTCCGCGCCCGGCAACAAGACCTGCGCCGGCATCTGGAAAGACCGTCTCCAGCTGCACGCGCAGTGCACGGGGAATGCGCCATGACCCCGATGGGCAAGGCCGGGGCGGCCCTGGTCGTGGGCGTTGCGGTCGCGCTGCTGCTCGCCGCCGCCGCGTCCGCCATCCACGGTGCCGGCCGCATGCAGGAACGCGCGGCCTGGCAGCAGAAGGAAGCACGGCGCGCGGCGCAGATCGCCAGCGACATGCAAGCCGAGTACGAGCGCGGACGCGCCGCTTCCGGCCGATACCAGCTGGGCGCAAGCGCCCTGCAAGCCAGCTATCTCTCCCTCGAAGGACCGACCCATGAACTGCGCCGGCGCATCGCCCTCGTTCTTCCCCCTGCCGGCCGGGTGCGGCACGACAGTCCCGTGCCGCATGCCGCGCCTCAAGCCAAGCCGGACGCCGCCGAGCCGCACGACGCTGGCGGCGGCCCTCATCGCCTCAGCCTTGCTGCTGTGTGGATGTGGAACAGCGCCCTTGCGGGCGCCGACGTACCCGCAGGCGCCTGCGGACTTGCTGACACCTCCGGCGAGGCCTGTGCTGCTGATGCCGGCCTCACGGTCGAAGACGCCTGGACCAACCACGACATCAACGCGAAGTCATGCGCCGCGGACCGGCTTCGGCACCGCGCGCTGATCGAGTTCCTTACAGAAAGACCCACCCCATGAGCGAACCCCACGTACGCACGCAGGAGCTGTTGCTGCTCGGCCAGATTCACGGCCTGGTGCAGGCCCTGAAGGACGGGCAGGACCAGCAGAACCGCCGCATGGACAGCTTCGACACGCGCTTCGACGCACTCGACGGCCGGCTGCGTTCGGTCGAGCAGCGCGCCGCGATGTTCGGCGCCGCCTCGGGCGGCGCCATGGCCATCGGCACGGCCTTGCTCGCCGAGGCCATCAAGCAGTGGTTTCGCAGCGGGCCTGGCATCAACTGAAGCGCGGGGCCGGCAGATGTCGGCCTCAGCCATCCGGGCCTTCGCCGCGACAGTTCATTCACCAACCAACGAAGCGACAGATGCACTTCCAGAACCGCAAGCGCTCGACCTCCCGCACAACCCGCACAACCCACGGAGCCCTGGCATGAGCCGTCTCGACACCCTTCGCAGCGCCATCGTGCTGACGCTGAACACCGTGCCGCAGATCGGCCGCGTGCACGACCGCGAACGCTCGCTGGCCGACGAAGCCGCGCTGCGCGCGCTCTACCTCTACGACCTGCCGGCCGGCGGCCAGCAGCTGCGCGGCTGGTGGCTGCGGCGCACCGCCACCGAAGAGCGCAGTGTCGACACCGCCCGCGCGATGAGCGTCGACAGCTGGACCTTGCAGGGCCACCTCGCGTTCGACGACGCCGCCGCTTCCGAGCTGGTGCTCGACGCGCTCGTCGAAGACATCCGCGACGCCGTGCGCGGCGATCCCACCTTCGGCGGCGCATGCGCCACCGGCCCGCTCACCGACGACAAGCGCACCGACGGCGTGCAGGTCGACGGCACCGGCCTCGTCACCTTCTGCGGCGTGCACTGTCACGGCGTCGCGCTGCAGTTGCGGACCTGGCGCTACCTCTGACTGCCCATCGACGGGCAGCTCTTTTCCCTTCGACAACCCAAGCAACCAACCAACCAACGGAGAACGCCGACATGGCAAAACTCATGCGCAAGATGGCCATCCTGGCCAAGGCTGAAACGGTACGCGGTACCGACGCGGCGCCCACCGGCGCGGCCAATGCGATCCTGGTCAGCGAAGTCACGCTGACGCCCATCGAGGGCGACGTGGTCCAGCGCGACAACGTGCGTCCGTACTTCGGCTCGCGCGGCTCGGTGCTGGTCACGCAGTACAGCAAGATCGCCTTTTCGGTCGAGATCGCGGGCGTCGCCGCCGCCGGCGACGTGCCGGCATATGCCACGCTGATGCGCGGCTGCGCGATCAGCGTGATCTCCGCGCCCGGCGTCAGCACCACCTTCGCGCCCGCCACCGACGCGCTCGAGTCGCTCACCATCTACGGCAACGTCGACGGCACCGTCTACAAGATGACCGACGCGCACGGCAACGTGAAGGCCACCATCAATGCCAAGGGCATCCCGAAGTGGCAGTTCGAGTTCACCGGCCTGTTCGTGCCCGCCGAAGACGCGCCGCTGCCCGTGGCCGACTACACCAGGTTCATGGACCCGCTGGGCGTGAACAAGGCCAACACCACGCTCGCGCTCGACGGCCTCGGCGTGGCCGCCAACGCCTTCAGCTTCGACGCCGGCAACACCGTGATCAAGCGCGACCTGATGACCGTGGACGCGGTCGACATCACCGCGCGCGTCTCGACCGGTTCCGTCACCTTCGAGAACACCTCGATCGCAACCAAGGACTGGATCGGCATGGCGCGCGCGAGCCAGCGCGTGAACCTGATGCTCAAGCACGGCCAGGGCGCGACCAATGTCGTGGAGTTCGTGTCGCCGCATGCGCAGATCGGCAAGCCGACCTTCAGCGACGTCGACGGCGTGCAGATGATCACCGTGCCGCTCGAGTTCGTGCCCACCGGCGGTGGCAACGACGAGTGGCTGATCGTCGTTCGCTGAGCTTCGCGGCACGCAACCAGAGGAACACACAGAGATGCCCCAGAAACTCAAGATCGCCATCAAGCCGACCTTCGTCGCACCGGTCGTGATGCGCGTGCCCGGCGACGGCCAGATCGAGGAAGTGCGCTTCAGCGCCGTCTTCAAGCGCCTGACCAAGTCCGACAACGACACCCTGCAGTCGCGCCTGGAGGGGCGCAACCTCACCGACAGGGAACTGCTCGACATGGTGCTGGCCGACTGGAAGGAGCTGGAGGGCGACGACGGCGCGCCGTTCATCTGCACCACCGAGAACCGCGCGGCGGCGGTGGAGGAGTGGCCGTCTTTCGAGGCCGCCATTGCCTACAGCTACTTCGAGCATGCCTACCCGGCCGCGGTAAAAAACTGAGAGGCGCCGCGCGCCTTGTGCTCGGAGCAGGGCATCGCGTCCACGACGAGCTGGACGACGATCTCCGCAGCCAGTGCGCGTCGCTCGGTCTCGACCCGACCCGGCTCGTCTCTTCGACGGCCAACGGCGGCGGCCCGCCACCCTTCGAGCTATGGCCCGAACACCAGGAAGCATTCGAGGTGTTCCATGCCTGCCGAACGCAGTGGCGGGTCGTCGCGGGGGCGGCAGGCGCGTGGTTCCAGGGGCTGGACTTCGGCGCCGTCGACGTCGCCATGAAGCGCCTGGGCATCGCGCGCTCACGCCAGCGCGAGGTGTTCCTGCAGCTGCAGGTGATGGAAGACGAAGGCATCGCGGTGCTGAACGTCTAGCGGCATCGCGAGGCCTCAGGCCATCGAAGAAGCATGGGGCCGGCAGATGTCGGCCTTATTTTTTTCTTAGCTCAAACGGACCATACAGACATGGCTGCAACACAACAAATGGCGATTCAGATGACGATGAACGCGTCGTCGGTGAATGCGGACCTCTCTCGGGTCGTCAACGAATTCGGGAAGTTCATCGACGAAATTTCAAGCGGCGCGAGCCGGGCCGAAGAGGCCAAGACGAAAGCTGCAACTGCAGCCAAGGCGGCCCAGGAGAAGGCCGCGAACGCCATCAAGGAAGTTTCCTCCTCTGTCGACAGCCTGTACGCCAGCATCCAGAGCGGAAAGTCGCCGCTCAGCGCTTTGGCGGAAGACGGTTCGAAGTTGGTGTCTTCGCTCGGCGGCGTCGGAGCGACGTTGAGTGGCGTCGCCGGTTACGTCAAGAACATCGCGACGCCGTTCAACCTGGCGACCCGCGCCGTGACCTTGCTGACCGAGGCGTATGTCGAAGGCAGCAAGGAAGCCGTGGCCTACGCCAAGGCGAAGACGATGACCGGCAACTACGTTGGCCTCACGACCGACCAGCTCCAGACCAAAGCCGTGGAGATCGCCGGCACGCAAGGCACGCAGGCCAAGGCCGCCGAGGCCATCACAGCGGTGGTCAGCACCGGCAGGATCGGGGGCAGTGTCGTGAGTGAGGTGGCTGGTGCGACGGCTGAAATGAACCGTGTGCTGGGCACCTCGATCAACGAAGCAGTCGAGAACTTCGTCAAGCTTTCCGACGAGCCGTCCAAAGCTTCGGTCAAGCTCAACGAAAGCTATCACTACCTGAGCGCAAGTACCTACGAGCGCATCGTCTCCCTGGAGAAACAAGGAAAGACAGAGGAGGCGGCGGCGCTCGCGCAGAAGACTTTCGCCATCGCGATGAAAGAGCGCACCGCCGAGGTCGTCGCCAATCTTGGCAGTCTTCAACGTGGTTGGCTGAGCGTCACGGGGTTCGCGCAGAAGGCCTGGGACGCCATGCTCAATGTCGGGCGTCCGGTCACGCTTCAGAAACAGATCGAAGCGGCCCGCAAGGAGATTGCCGATATCGACGTCATTCAACAAGGCGGGGGTTTTGTCAGCAACGGAGGCGGTGCGGCTTTCGGGCGAGGCAAAGCCGGCGCGAAGCTGGATCAGGATCGAGATATCGCCGTCGCCAGGTTGGCGACTCTCGAGGAGAGTCGAAGGATCGCGTCGTCGGGCGCATTGAACAAGGCGGACGAAGTTCGCCGGCGAGATGCAGGTCTCGCCAAGAGCGTCAAGGCCAACGAAGAGAAGGGGGATGCAAAGCGCAAAGTTGGAGCAGGCGCTTCTGGCGTCGGTCGCGCCGAAGACGAAGGTCTTCGGCTGAGCATCGAAGCTGTCCGCGAAGACTACAACGCCAAGGCGCGAGTCACCGCCGAAGGTTTCAAGAACATCGACAGCCTGCGCAAGCGCGACCTGCTCGACGACTATGCGGTCGTCCGCCAGAAGCGAGACCTGCGCCTGAAGGATCTGAAGGACCAGGACGATGCCATCCAGGCGGAACTGCGTTTGCTGGGCTCCAAGAAGGGCTCGGCCGCCGACAGGCAGAAGCTGGAGGTTCGCTCGAGAACCGTCGAGCAGCAACGCGGATTCGTCAATGACGAGACCGAACGCGCCTACGCGGAGATGGATGCGACGCCTCGGAACGCGGTGCTCAAGACTTCGCAGCAAGCCACCGACAGGATCCGCGAGCAGACGCGCGCGCTGGAGGAACAGAACGCCGTGTTTGGTTTGTCCAAGGACGAAATCCAGAAGCTGAACATCGCGCAGCTCGAGCGACAGGTCATCGAACTGGATGCAACCGAGAGTGTCGATCCTGCCTATATCCAGTCTTTGCGTGATCGTTTGAAGGCCGAGCAGGACTTGCGACAAGTCACTCAGAAATCCGAGGGCCTGAAGACCGCTGAAGAGAAGCAGAAGAAAGAAAAAGACACGAACAAGGAAGCGTCGAAGAAGATGTCTGACGACATCGGCGGCGTGTTCCGCGATGGGTTCGTGAATCTGTTGGAGGGCGGTGGTCAGAGTGCGATCGACAAGATGGGTGAATCCCTCAAGAAGAAGCTCACCGCGTCGGTTGCCGACGCGCTCTACGAAGCGACGTTGAAGCCGGGCGTCGAGGGGTTCTCCAACTGGCTCTCCGGTGCGATCAAGGGAGTCTTCCCGAGCGGCGGTAGCAGCAGCGGCGGTGCAACCGGTTCCGGCTCCAGCGGAAGCTGGATCGGCAGCGCCGTGAGCGCCGTGCTCGGCTTCTTCGGCGTCAAGAGTGCCAACGGCAACGTCTTCGCCTCCCCCGGTCTGCATGCCTACGCCAACAGCGTGGTCGGAAAGCCCACGTTCTTCCCGTTCGCCAACGGCATCGGCCTCATGGGCGAAGCAGGCCCCGAAGCCATCATGCCCTTGCGCCGCGGCTCCGACGGCCGCCTGGGGGTCAGTGCGCCAGGCGGTGCGAACAGCGTGCCGACCATCCAGTTCGCGCCCTCCAACGTCTTCCACATCGACGCCCGTTCCGATCGCGGCGCGGTGATGGCCGACATGCAACGCCTGCTCGCGGAAAACAACCGCGGGCAGATGGAACAACTCAAGCGCGTGAAGGTGCTCCCCCAATGACTATCGTGACACTTCCGTCCGACCTGCCGGTCAAGCGGCAGGACTTCGGCCTCCAGGTCTTCGACCTGACTTTCAGCAACAGCGAATCGGGTTCGATGCAGGTGGCCGTGCTCGGCCCCGCGCGCCGCACCTGCGCGCTCGTGAGCGAGGAGCGCATTCCGCTGATGCGGGACGCCGCCGCCTGGCGCGCCCTGGTGCATTCGATGCGCGGCCAGGTCAACGTGCTGGCCGTCCACGACATGCTGCAGCCCGTGCCGCGAGGCACGGCACGCGGCGCGTGGACCGCGACGCCGGCCGCGGCCGGCGCCTCCGGGCTGACGATCCGCCTGGGCGCCTCCGAAGCGGGCAAGACCCTGCTGCAGGGCGACTGGATCGGCGTCAACCAGGGCTCGAACCATCGCCAGATGCTGCACGTCCAGTCCGATGCCGTGGCCGATGCGGCCGGCCTGATCACGGTGCAGTTCGAGCCCGTGCTGCGCACGCCGGTGGTGGCGGGCAGCACGGTCGTCTGGGACCGCCCGACCTGCCTGATGCGGCGGGTCGACACCAAGACCACCTGGGCCTCGGAGTCGCGCACGCAAGGCGGCTTCAGCCTGGACCTGATGGAGTCGTGGGAACAATGACCATCCAGACCAGCTCCGGCTTTCAAGCAGCCGCGCGCTCCCAGACCTACGGCCAGCTGGCCCTCGTCGAGCTCAAGCTCCAGAGCGGCACCGCGCGCTTCACGAACTGGCCGCTGACGCTCCAGCTGATGGGCCAGACGTGGCAAGGCGTGGGCAATCTCGGCTCCATCGGCGAGCTTCACGAAAGCGAAGACGGCGCCGCGGAGAAGCTGACGCTCACGCTGTCGCCCGTCGACATCGGCACGCGCGCGCTTGCACTGGGCGACCCGAGCGACTACCAGGACCGCGGCGTGCGCGTGTGGATCGCGCTGCTCGACGCCGCCACGCTGCAGGTCAGCGGCGAACCGGTGTTGCGCTTCGCGGGCGTGATGGACCAGATGAAGGTCGAGCGCGACGGCCCCACCGCGAAGATTTCGATGGAGTGCCGCACCGCCTCCTACGACGTGCGCTCCAACCCCGCGTCTCTTCGAACCAACGATGCCCAGCACCAGGTCAAGCACCCTGGCGAGCGCGGCTTCGAATACCTGAATTCCATGATCGGGTCGCCCACCGTGTGGGTCAACAAGTACCTGCAGATGGCACTGAACTACTGGGCCCGGGCACGAGGCAAATGACCATGCAGAACCTAGACGATTTCATCGCGGTGCGAAGAAACGCACCCTTCGAGTACTTCCGGCACGACTGCGCGCACATCGCGGCCGACTGGGTCATCGAGCGCACCGGCAAGGACCCGCTGGCGGACCTGCGTGCGGCCGATGCGCCCATCGGCAGAAGAAGCCTGCTGGCTGCCTTGCGCGCGGTGCGCTCTGCCGGCGGATTCATGCCGGCCGCCACCGCGCGGCTCGGCCCACCCTTGCCCGGTGCGATGGCGCAGCGCGGCGACGTGGTGCTGGCGCGCAGCGGCGGCAAGGTCGGGCGCGTGTCGGGCTACAGCTTCGGGATCTGCACGGGGTCGCACATCGCGGCACCGGCGGCCGACCGGCTTGTGTTCTTGCCACTTACTTCGGGGGTTGCCACATGGCGCGTTTGATTCGTTTCGCTTTTGTCCTTGGGGCGCTATCCGGGGTCTGTACTGCTGCTATGGCAGAGCCTGTTTCCGGATTTCTTGCTTGGATCGGAACTGCGGCGGGCGCGACTACGGGGGCCGCCGCCGTGGGCGGCATGATCGTCTCGACGGCGATCTCCATCGTGGCAAGCGCCTACGGCAACATGCAAGCCAAGAAGCAGGCCAAGGCTGCCGCGGCCCGCAAGCTCGCCGAGGACGTCGCGAACCTCAAGGAACGCACCACCACGATCATCGCGTCCGATGCACCGCATGCCGTCATCTACGGCGAGCCCGCACCGGTCGGTGGTGCCGTCGTGGCGGTGCTCACCGGTGGCGAGTACAACCACCTGAAGCACGTCGTCATGGTCCTGGCCGCGCACCCGTGCGAAGCCGTGACCGACATCCAGATCGAAGGTGTCTCGCTCGGCGCGCTCGATGCGAACGGGTATGCCTCGAATCCCGAATTCATCGTCACGGATTCGGAGTCGATCAACGGCGGCGTGCCCGGCGTCAACGTGCAGGTCCACCTGTCGCCCGGCGGAGTCGACACCGCCGATGCGTACATGCGCGACAACCTCGATCCGTGGCCGTCCAGCAAGGGCCTGTGGACCGAAGCCCACAAGCTCAGCGGCTACACGTACATCGTCGTCACGCTCAACCTGTTCGTCGAACGCTTCCAGGGCGGCCTGCCGTCGATCACGGCGAGCGTCAAGGGCAAGAAGGTCTACGACCCGCGCAGCGCAGCGACGGTGTACAGCCGCAACCCCGCGCTGTGCCTGGCCGACTTCCTGCGCTCGGAAGAAGGCTACCTGGCCTCCAACGACCAGATCGACCAGAACGCGCTGATCGTTGCAGCCAACGCCTGCGAGACGCCTGTCTACGACCCCGGCACGGCCATGGCCGACCGGGCCAACTACGGCAGCAGCGCCGCACGCTACACCTGCGACGGCATGTTCCGTTCGGACCAGGACCGCGACAGCACGCGCCAGCAGCTCGAAGACACGATGGCGGGCTACAGCCTCGAATCGGGCGGTGTCTGGCGCATCCTGGCCGGCGCGTGGACCACGCCGGTGCTCGCGTTGACCGACGACGACCTGCTGGCGCCCATCACCGTGGTGCAGACCTGCAACCCCGGCACCGCGCGCTACAACGGCGCGAGGGGCACCTACGTCAACCTGACGCGCACCGGCGTCTCGGAAGACTTCAAGCAGTACCAGAACGCGGTCTTCCGCGCCAACGACCAGAAGGACAAGTTCCTCGATCTCGTGCTCCCGTTCACCACGGCGCATGCACGCACCCACCAGATCGCGCGTGTGCTCGTCGAGCAGAGCCGGGGCGGCTTCGTGCTGCAGATCCATCCGAAGATGCTGGCGTGGCACCTGCAGCCGGGCGACCGCATCGTGCTCACGAGCGTGCTGTACGGCTTTGCCAACAAGCCGTTCCGCGTGCAGGACTGGAGCTATTCGATGAGCTCGCCGCTGTCGTTCCAGGTCATCGAGGACGAGGAAGCCTTCTACGACACGGCCGACGAGGTGCTGCGCGACCCTTCTCCGAACACCAACCTGCCGAACCCGTTCCTGCTGCCACAGCCGCCGCTCGATCTGCAGGTACGCAGCGGCCAGGAGCAGATGGTGCAGCAGGGCGGCACGCTGGTGATCCGCGCGCGGGTGAGCTGGTCTGCGTCGGTGGACGACGCAGTGCTGCGCGGCGGGAACGTGCAGGTGCAGTGGCGCACGACCACGCCGGTCGGCGACTGGCAGTCCGTCACCTTGCCGGGTACGGCCACCGAGACCTTCCTGCTCGGCCTCGAGGTGCATGGCGAGTACCAGGTACGCGTGCGGTTCATCACGGCCTATGCGTCGAGCTACTGGACGATGGTGACGCACACGCTGCAGGGCGCGAGCGTGAAGCCGGGCGACGTCGAGGGATTGAGCCTCGTCGTCGAATCGGCTGGCGTGGTGGCACGCTGGTCGGCGCCCACCGGCATCGACCTGCTCGAATGGGGCGCGACGCGCATCTTCATCGGCGCCACGTTCGAGACGGCGGTGGAGCGATGGACCGGCAAGGCCCTGGCCGCCAACATCGGCTGGCTGCCGGCCGGGACGGTGAAGGTCTGGGCCCAGCATGGCAATACACAAGGGGTCTGGGGTGTTCCGATCTCGGCCACCATCGACATCGCGCAGCCCGCCCAGCCCATCGTGCGCGGCGAAGTCTGGGGCGCGCAGATCGAGCTGGCCTGGCAGGCCTGCGGCACCACGCAGCCGGTCTCGGCGTACATCGTCAAGGTGGGAGCGACGCTGGCGGAGGCGGTCGAGATCGGCCACACGGGCTCGCTGAACTTCGTGCGCACCGAGCCGGTGGCCGCCACGCGCATCTACTGGGTGACGGCGTTCGACATGGCCGGCAATGCCAGCGATGCGGGGTATGTACAGCTTGCTTCGCTGCCGTCGATCGACGATGCCCTGGCTGAACTGCAGGAAGGGTTGGACGGCATGGTCGCGGACCTGCTCAACGTCAACTCCGGCATTGCGGAGCGCCTGCTCGACGAGACCATCGAACGCGGCACCGCGATCACGCAGGTGCAGCACCTGGTGACCGAGGGCAACGAGCAACTGGCGCAGCGCATCGACACCGTGGCGGCGAAAGCCGTGGGTTACGTGCGGGCGAACCTGGTGTTCAACGGCGGTTTCGAGTTCGACCTCGACGGATGGACCGCGAGTGCCGGCGCATGGACGATGGCGCAGGACGACTGGGGCGCCTCGGCGCGGCTGCTGTCCGACGTTCCCGCCAACGGCTGGTTTGCGAGTCCTCGTTTTCCGGTCAGCCCCGGCAACTGGTATGCGGGGTCCGCAGACACGCGCTTCAACACCGACACGGGCGAGTCGGGTCTGGTTCTCGAGTTCTTCGACAGCGCGGGTCATTCGCTGGGCACCGCCGCAAGCCTGAAGGCCGGGGGGCACGATTTTCTGAACTCGCAGCAGCGCCGCAACGAACTCGCGGTCGAGGCGGCGGCGCCGAATGGTGCTGCGGCCGCGAGCGTCAATTTCGTTTGGTCGGGCTACACCGCCGGCGGCATGCTCGGGCTTCGCTATGCCAAGGCCGAACAGGGAAGATTCCCGGTCACGCCGTACAGCGCGGAAACCAGCGACCGTGGCGCGATTGCCGCGGTGAGACAGGAGAGCACCGCGCGCGCGTCGGCCATCGAGGCCGAGGCCATCGCCCGCACCACGCTGGCGGTGCGCGTGGACGGCGCCGAGGCGTCCATTGCGCAGGAATCGGCGGTGCGCGCCGATGAGACGGGCCGCCTTTCGGCGAAGTGGGGGCTGAAGGTGGTCGCGGGCAACAAGACGGCCGGCATCCTGCTGAACAACGACGGCAAGGACAGCGACATGGTCGTGCTGGTCGACCGATTCGCCATCAGCACCATCGATGCCCAGGGCGCGATCAAGTACCCCTTCGTCGTCGGGTCGGTGTCGGGCGTCTCGACGGTGGGCATCGACGGCAACCTGGTGGTCGATGGAACGATCACCGCGCGATCGATCAACGTGAATCAGCTGTCGGCGATCACGTCCCGGCTGGGGTATGTGACGGCGGGCCAGGTCGATATTTCCGGCGACGGCGTAGGGGGCTGGGGGTACATCCGCAGCAAGGGCAAGTGGCACGGCGACGGCGGTCCCGGTTGGCTCCTTGCGCGACACCAGAGCGGGCAGGCCGTTGTCGAGTTGAACGCCGGCAACATGCTGCTGCAGATGAGTACGGCCGACGGCCGGTTCCGGCTCGCCGGACCCGGGTTCAATCTCCAGAACGAGGGACTGACGATCAACCAGGTCGACGTGATCGACACGTTCAACCTGCGCGGCCAAGCGGTGACGGTTCCTACGGCGGCGGCGTCTCCCGGCAAATCCGTCACGATCACGCACGTGATCCCGGGGGAGCACACGCTGCAGACCTTCATCTTCGGCTGCACGTTCGTATGGGAGACGGCCTTCGCTCTCATCATCGTTGACGGCCAGGAGAGGTGGCGGGGCGCGGGTTTTGCCTTGAGCACGGTCTCGGGCGGCATCGTCATTCCATTGGCCCCCGGCGCTCACACCGTGACGATGTTTTCGCTCGCCTCCTCCGCCGGCGAGGCCGGCACTTCCATCTACGCGCTGTCCACGCGCCGTTGACCATGTTCTCCTTCACCATCTACACCCGAAATACCGGCGAAGTGCTTCGCTGGGGCACCGTCGCTCGACGCGAATGGTGCGACGCGCAACTGCAGACGCCTGCCGAGGCCCTGCTCTTGCGGGAGGTGCCTCGCGGCCACTACATCGTCGACAGCGAACCGGTTCCGATGCCCGAACGACCGAGTGCGGATCACGTCTTCGATTGGACGACGCATGCCTGGTGCGACCCGCGCTCCATCGAGGATCTCCGTACCGGCCTGAAGGCCGAGATCGCGCGCCGGCGCTGGGCGTGCGAGGTCGGGGGCCTCGGCCTGCCCGACGGTCTGCGCATGGGCACGGGCCGCGAGGACCGCGCCGCGCTGGCTGCAGCCATCGTCGACATGGCGCAGGCCGGCATCGAAGAGATTGATTTCAAGATGCCAGGCGGCTTTCGTCGCATGACGCGCGATGCCCTGCAGGCCGTCGCCAACGTCGTCACGGTGCACGTGCAGCGCTGCTTTTCCGCGGAGGCTGCCCATGCCGCGCTCATCGATTCCATCGCCGACCGCAGCGTCCTGCTGCATTACCCCGTCGCCGATTTCCCCGCTGTGCCGGACGCCATCGGCCAGCTTGCTTAAACCCGTTCAACTCCGGAGCATCACATGCCTTACACCACTGCATCAGCCAACGCACTTCTCAAACTGATTCTTCAGGCAACCCCGATTTCAGGGCTTGCCGACAACGCGGTGACCGCACCGCTGACGGTCGTCTATGCCAGCCTCCACACGGCCGCGCCTGGCGCGGGAGCGAACCAGTCCACCAATGAGGTGGCCTACCCTGGTTACGCGCGGGTCGCCATCACGCGAGGGCCGACGGGCTGGACCGTGGCGGGGAACGTCGCGAACCTGGTTGCTGCAATGGAATTCGTCGAGGTCTCGGGCACCGGCATTTCCACCGCCACGCATCTGGGTGTTGGCACTGCCGCTGCTGGCAACGGAATCCTCCTGACGTACGGCGCGCTCGACCCCGTCATTCCGATCCAGGCCGGTGTCGCCCCGCGGCTGAAGACCGCGACCAAAGTCACTTTCGAGGTCTGAACGATGGCTGTCGTCTTCGAAAATCGAGTCATCGAAGCGTGCGTCACGCTCGGGACCGGCAACCTCGTGACCTCCGGCGCGGACCTGGGCTATTTCACTTTCGCCGAGAAAGTCCCTGTCGGTTCGACCGTCCATTACCTCTGCGAGAGCGTGAATGCGGTAGGCCGTCCAACCGGAGAGTTCGAACTTGGCCGAGGCACCTACGTAGCGGCCAACACGATCTCGCGCGATACGGTCGTGGCTTCGAGCAACGCCGGCGCCGTGGTCAACTTTGCGCAGGCGAACAAGCGCGTGTCCTTGACGGTGCTGGCTCCCACGACCCCCGTCGTCAGGACCGACTGGCGAGAGGTGATCGGTGCGCAAGTCGAGCCTGGCGTCGTGGGCTACACGGCGGCTTCCGTACCTCCGTCGGGCTGGCTCAAGCGCAATGGCGCGGCGGTCTCGCGCACCATCTACGCGGCACTGTTCCAGGCCATCGGCATCGACTACGGCGCTGGCAATGGAGCGACCACCTTCAACCTCCCGGAGGCGCGCGGCGAATTCGATCGCGGCTGGGATGAAGGCCGCGGCATCGACCCGGGACGTATACGGGGCACGAAGCAGCCGGATGCGCTGCAGGGGCACGTCCACGACAACAGCATGAGCATCAGCACGATCGTCGGTGGCGACAACCAGGGCTATACGGTGGGCTCCATCTACACCAGCAACGCTGCGTCGCAACGCGGTGCGCTGGCGATTCCGGGCACGCATGCAAGCTACACCCCTGTGCGTGTCGCCGCCGAGACCCGACCGAGCAACGTCGCCTACCTTCCCATCATCAAGTTTTGAAGGCCTCGCATGAGCAAGACTGTCTATTCATTCGACCCAAGCACGCGAGCGTTCGTGTCAGAGCTGGCGCTCTCCAGCGGCGATCTGTCTCCGCTGGAAGGGGGTGTGTACCTGATCCCAGGCGACTGCCTCGAAGTGCAGCCCCCCGCCCCGACGCCTGGCAAATGGCCTTTCGCCGTCGCGGGGGCGTGGGTGCTGGAAGCACTGCCCGCCGATCCCGAACCGGAGCCGGAACCGGTCCTTACGGAAGAAGAGCGTCGGGCACGGCTGAAGGTGGCGGTCACCGCGCACCGCTGGGTGATCGAAACGGGCGGCATCGCGTTGGCCGGCGGCATGAAGGTCAAGACGGGGATCGACGATCAAACGCGGATCGCGCAGGCCATCCGGGGCATGGAGGCCAACGGCCACGCGGACGTTCCTTTCAAGGCCGAGTCAGGGTGGCTCACGCTGACGTCGGCGCAGATGGCCACGCTGCAGAACGCAATCGCTTCGCACGTGCGCGCCTGCTTCGAGGCAGAGCGTTCGCATCACGAAGCCATCGATGCACTCGATGTTTCCGGGATCGAGCAATACAACATCCTGGCAAATTGGCCGAGCGGGCAAGCATGA